AGCACCGTCCAGTGCGGATCGACAATGTTGTTCTGTTCATCCAGCGGCAGCAACGCAAGATCCGCGAGTTTATTTATCAATTCGAGAGCGACAGTTTCCAATCGCCGGATTTGACGATTTTGTCGCCTCAGGTCGCCAAGGGCGGGCTGTCGGAGATTGCGTATCAGCAAGAACCGTTTTCGGTCATTTGGGGAGTGCGCGCGGACGGTCAGCTGGTCGGTCTAACGTATTTACGCGATCAGAAGGTTGTCGCGTGGCATCGTCACAAGATTGGCGGATCGTTTAGCACCACAACTCACGGGATTGTTGAGGACATCTGCGTTATTCCCGCGACATCATCCGGCGAGGACGAGGTCTGGATGATTGTCAAACGTACCGTTAATGGTGCGACGCGCCGGTATATTGAGTTCATGGAAGCCTCGTTTGATACGGAGGAAAGCTCGACGAAGGAAACGGCTTTTTTCGTCGACAGTGGTTTGAGTTATAGCGGCGCGGCGACTGCGACCGTGACGGGGCTCGAGCATCTTGAGGGAGAGACTGTCGCGATCCTGGGGAATGGCGATGTTTATGCCGATCAGGCAGTCTCGTCAGGTGGAATTAGCGGGCTGTCTCCAACGGTTACCGCGGCAGCGGTGGGGTTCCCGTCAGTTGCCAAGGTCAAGACGTTGCGGCCAGAGGCCGGCGCGGATGATGGCGCCGCGCAGTCGAAGACCAAGCGAGTGTTTGAGATGTCGGCGCGGTTCATCGATACCCTCGGCGCCAAGGTCGGGCCGGATACAAGCAGTCTTGACGAGATACAGTTTCGCGGTGGGTCCGATCCAATGGACTCGTCGCCACCTTTGTTCTCTGGTGATAAGACACTCAAGTTTCGCGGCGGGTGGGACAAGAAGGGGCAGATGGTCATTCAGCAAGATCAGCCGCTGCCAATGCATTTGACCGCCATTGTTACCCGGCTGATAACGAATGATGGGTGATTGGATATGTGTTGGCCTGCTCTGTTCCTGGGTGCCGCCGCGGTCCCGGCTGTGGCCGCTACGGCGACGACAGCGGCTACCGCGGCTGTGCCGGCGACCGCCGGTCTGTTCGGTACCGCTGGAGTTTTTTCCGCCGGCCAAAGCGCGCTGACCCTGGGCACCGCGGCGAGTGCTTTCGGCGCAATACGATCAGGGCAAACAGCGGCCGCGAATTTTAAGTATCAAGCGCATATGGCTCGTTACCAGGCCCAGATCAATCAGAACAACGCTCTCATGCGGGAACGGGCTGCCGAGGTTGAAGCGGATCTTTTCGATGACAGGGCGAAGCTGCTCCTGTCAAAGCAGAACGTCGCATTCGCTAAGTCGGGGGTGGCTATCAATCAGGATACGCCGCTCGAGGTTGCGGCCAAGACGGCGGCGGATCTCACAACTGAACGACTCGCTATCCTGTATCGTGGCAAAGTAGGTGCCGAGGCCGAGAGGCATGCCGCCGTCGGACAGCGGTTTGCCGCCGTCAATGCCGCGAGGAATGTGCGCGAGGCTAGGGCCGGTGGGTATCTCTCCGCCGGGGCCACTGCTGGCGTCGGCGTCCATAAATTGGGGCTGCTTTCATAATGCCCGTCATCCCTACCTTTCAGCGCCAGCAGCAGGCGCCACAGAGTACTGGCGTAGCCGGGCTGCCGAACGTCCAGCGCACCAATCTTCTGAATCAGGCCATCTCGGCTGGTGGCGCGCAGTTAGAGGCGGTCGGCACCGAGGTAATCAAGGCACAAGCCGACAGCGAACTGTCGACCGCTGATGTCGGCGCTCAATTGAAGCTGGCCGATCTCGAGGCAAAGTTAGCTACGACAGACGGGCTGATGTCGATTGTTGATTTCGAGACAAAATCTCAAGTCATCTACAATGATCTGGTCGGCGCTATCGCGACCAAGGACGCCCGCGTTGCGTTTGATAATAGGTGGAAAACGCTCAAGGCGACATCACAGATCCGGGCCAAGGCCGCGGGGCTCAAGCGCAAGCTGGAGGGGCTAAGGGGTGACCTGACGGGCAACCTTGACTCGTTGGCTCGGGGAATTGACCATAATAATGGCGGGGAGATTTCTCGGAGCGTGGCGAAGAAAGCCGCGGAGACGGCTATCAACCTTGCCGTCAATGGCAAGGTCATCACGCCTGACGCGGGTGCGAAGCTCAAGATCAAGTTCGGCAAGACGATGGCCCAAGGCGCGTTTGACAATCATATGCGCGGCATGACTATCGAACAACTCGACGAGTTGGACGATACGATGACCGCCAATGAGTTTGACGACTCCGAACTCAAAGAACTGTGGGGCTTGTTGAACGAGAAAGAGAAAGGCGCCGTTCAGAAGAAGGTCCGCACCGCGCATGAGCGTCGGCTGAACATTGCCGAGAAGGAAGAGAGGAATTCCGTAGCTCGACTGAAGCGGAACCAGGCCAAGGCGTATGCGGGCTTTATGAAACGTATCATCGCGGCCCGTCGCGATGTCGAGGGGGCAAACCCGCCGACCAAGACACAATTGCTCGATGCCGTCGAAGCGCTAAGTATCAGCCCTAAGGATTTCGAGTTGCTTGAGCAGGCGCTCGAAGACACGGACCCGATCCGAGATGACCCAGCTACTGTAATGGGTTTTTACTCTGATATCAGGGCAGCACCCAACAAGGCAGCACTCGAGAAAATTATAGATGACGCGGTAGCCGCTTACGGCAGTGGTAAAAAAATCAAGTTCGAGACCTTTGAGAAGATTGAGTCGCGGGCGCGGGCGGCGATGGATAACACGCCAAAGCAGAAGCGCATCAAGATCTACGGCGCCGCGTTAAAACGGACGTTGGGCGCGACGGATTTCCTCGACAAGATCCTTCCCGGCGCCAAGGATCGTGCCGCCGCGGTTGAGTTAGATTTTGAGGCTCGGGTGTTAGACGGCGATGA